CTTCAACGCATTCAGGCAAACGTGAAGCGCATTTCAGAAATTTATCCAAAGAAGGTTGAGGAGCTTGCTGTGAAGTATGCAATCGACCTGAAGACTTGGGCCTTCGATGGAATGGAACTCGTGTTCCGTAAGAAGTAACAAAACAGAATATGAATATCAGGGCGTCACTCGAAAAGGGTGCCGCCCTTTTATTTTGCTGTTATGGAGATGAACGTTGTGGCAGATGACTCAGCAGAGAAAACAGAAGTAACAGCACTCGCCCTTCCCAACCCAAACGGTAAAGGAATGCGGAAAGCATACAAGGGCAAAGACGGAAGGTTCGTAAGCGGCCCGAAGAGAAAGGTCACCACTAGCGAGATCACTAGGATGGGCAGGAAGCTGATGAACATGCCCGTACCTGAGAAGATCGACGGGAAAACTGCTAACAGATTTCAAAAGATTTTTCTCACACTCTACGACATCGCCACCAATGAGGAAGCTAAAAAGGATGCCAAATTTGCTATGGCTGCGGTGCAAGCTGCCAAAGAGTTGATGCTCCGCGTTGCAGGTAAACCCTCCGCGAGTGATGAAGAGATGGACGCACTAAAGCACTCAGGTATTCAAATCGTCATGGTTCCTTTACCGGAACTAATGCATCCAGAGCCGGTGGAGGAGAAAAAGAGTCGGCCAGTACTGAAGCCCTCTTTTATAGACGCAGAAATCGTCAGTACCAATGAGGCTCAAAAATGAGATTCCCTCAGTCAAAGGTTGGACAATTCAGTTTCATGTTTTTAACTGAAATGGTTTCGTTCTTTATCATCTGTGCGAACACAAGAGCGATTGCTCAAGGAACGTATTTTTGGACAGCCGTGACTGATACATTATTTTCTGCGCAAGGATTCGTGGTTGGAAAGCTTATGATCGATGACAAGAACGCGAGATCATGGGCTTCTGGCCTAGGTTGTACTTTGGGTGGAACCTGTGGCTCCCTACTTTCCATCTTTGTAACAAAACACATGTACGGAGCTTAGCTCTGGGAACAGCTAAACCAAGACCCGCTCGTAGCTCGAAAGACCATAGGTCGGTGAGCAACGGAGCAAAGTCATGGACCCGATGATTGGCGATTCATTGCAAGTTTTGTGTGACCCGTATCATTTTTGTGATCTGGTCGAATGTGCGTTGAACCCTCAGGAAATTCAAGGAAGGCAACTCAGATGCCACGAAAGGTCAGCAAGGAAGAAAAAGAACGTCCCGCATATCTAGATGGAAAAGGGACGATAAATTTTTCCAAAATATTCAACCTCCAGCCGAAGCAGACAGAACTTCTTCGTCCTTTAATGCGTGACGGGATTATGTACATACAACCCAAGGCGCATCAGTGCTTGAGTGTTGGAGGCATCAGAAGTGGAAAAACTGTGGGTTGGTTGCTGTACTTTATTCAGCATTACTGTTTTAAATATCCACATTGCGACTTCTTAGTACTTCGTCGTACGTTCAAGGAATTGGAAAGTGGTGCTATCGCAGATTTCAAAGCTTTCATGCCGGAAGAACTGTATGAATACGATAGCACCAAGCACGTCGCTACATTGATGAATGGTTCTCGTGTAGTGTTTGGTCACTGCCAGAACAACAAGGACAGAGACATCGAGCAGTATTTAGGACAGGCGTTCGCTGCAATATTGGTGGATGAATGTGGTCAGTTCTCTCCTGATGCATGGGAAATGCTCTACTCTCGTAATACTCCCAATGCATCTTGTCAGCCAGATGAACATGGGCACATGCCTATACCTTGCATTGTGGGCTGCACAAACCCCTTGGGTCCTCATTACGAATACTACAGAACTAAGTTTGTGGAGAAGGAACCTTGGAATAAACCTGACGATGCTCGTCAGGACTTGACCAACGGCACATGGTGGGTACAGGAGGCAGGAGAATGGCGCTGCATCCATAACCCGGAGGACTACGCATACCAAAGATCGACCCTATTAGACAACCCGGAAATGACGAGAAGAGATCCTCTCCTTCTGGGAAGGTTGCAAGCCATGCCCAAAGCCAAGCGGGATAAATTACTCCTTGGTTTAGATGGAAAATTCGAAGGCCAATACTTTGATGTCTGGGACCCTGAGTATCATGTAATAAATCTCAGAGAAGATCCAGAAGCGATCATATGGCAACCTTGGCAACCCGTCTGGGTTGGACAAGACTGGGGCATGGGACACGCCAATGCGTGCTACTTTTTTACCAAAGCGTTGGTGAAAAAGTCAGTGGGTAACGACTATGTTTTGAAGACAGTGTGTTTTCAAGAAATAGTAGTCACCGGAGGGAAGACGTATTTAGAACTGGCCTCAATCTTAGCGACCAAGGCAAAACTGCCTAATGGAGACCCAGTAAAAATCAAGGCGATTTATTTTTCTCACGAAAAATTCAGTCGTCAAATGGACAAGCATTCTCCAGCCGATGATTATTCAAGGGCACTGAGAGAACGTGGCTTGCCTGTTGTAACTAGAGCAACGCAAGACCGTATTGGTTCTGCGTCTTTCATGTACAATAAACTGAAAAACGGAGAGCTAGTAATTCTGGACGTATGCAAGGATATTATTTTGTCTATACCGGGATTGATGAGGAATCCCGATCTTATAGACGATGTCCTTAAGACAGACGCCAAAGGCGATGACTGTTATGACGGTTTCAGATATGGCCTATACGGAGAGCACAAATCTAGCCATCAACCCAAGGAACAAAGAATAGAAGACCACGCCAAAACTCTGGACCCAATCGCCGCGCACTTCTATTTAATGAAGATGCAGGCAGAGTTGGAAAAGAAAAAGGCAACCTTTGTTCAAGACAGGGTCCCGGTATGGATGGTGAAAGGGAACCTAGTTCAGTAGGAGACTCAGTTGGGAGAAAAAATAAGGATGTTTTTTCGCAGTCTTTTTGGCTCCAGATATATCGAGCATCTCGAAGAGGAATTGCTCCGTGTCAGGCAAGACTGTGAACTTCGGTTGAGAGACCGAGAGGATGTGATTGTTTCTCTGCGACAAGAAAAAGCTCAGTTGCAGGCCAGAATAGTCACATTAGAAAGAGTAGTTATGCCAACCTTAAACCGCGCCAGCGCGGAGACGGTAGGAGAACAAAAAAAGCCTAATTTCCTCGACGTTAAACTATTCCCTCCCATGAAAACCGCTTGGCAGCAACTGCAAGAGGAGAATGAGAGACAGATAGCCGAGGCAGATGCGGCTGAAAAAGCCGCTGTGGGGGCGAAAGGATAGCGTGTGGCTAAGATGAAGGAAACGAGCCGTAAAATTTCTCTTCAGGAAATTGAAAACGGCTGGAAGGTAGTACTCGATACTACCAAAGAGACCCTTTCTAGCAAGGCTGGATGGGTTCCGTGCAAATACGAGTGTAAAGAATGGTCCTTTAAAAATCTGAAAGAAGCTTGCGAGTTTCTCCAGAAAGAAATTAAGGACAAGTAAAGACGGCGAAGGCCGAGGAGAATGAACAATGGCATTTACATCAAAAGACGGAAAGAAACGTTTTGGTTCGGCTTACGTCGCAAAGAGGTATGATGAAAATCATCCCTCAGAAGAAAAGAATGCGGGCGCTGAGCACGAAGAGATGAAAGAGACCCCAGAGCAGGAGATGAAAGAAACTCCCATGGAGGAAAAGAAAGAAGAAAAAGAAGGTACTGAGGAACATCCGGTAGTTACGGAACACGGCCCAGCGCATACGGTGCACATCAAGCATGACCACACTGCCAAGAGGCACCATGTGACGAGTCATCATAATGATGGTCACGTCCATGAAAGTGAGCATGCTACCCCAGACGAGGCGCACTCCGAAGCAGCAAAGCTTGCAGGAATCACCGAGGGAGGTAGGGATCTGGAACAGGAGCAGGAACCAATGCATATGTCTGGTTCTACTCACGATGAGGAAGGGTTTCCGAATCTGTAAGGAGTAAAGATGCCGTTCAAAAGCAAGGCGCAAAATGCTTGGGCACATACTTCAGAGGGAGAAGAAAAACTGGGAGGAAAAGAGGCCGTAAAGGAATGGGAGTCGGAAACAAACTACTCCACTCTTCCTGACAAGGTCTCTTCCCCAGATAGTGGGAGAAAGAAAAAATTCAGCTTTGCTGGTCCCCGAGAGAAAAAGAAAGCTGGATATACCCAGTCAGAGAGGTTAGCTTAAGATGACGCGAGGATTAGGAAGAAAGAAAAAGTGGGCGCAGAAGGCCGCTGAAGACATAAAGAAAAAGGGCACCGAAGGTAAGTTGACGGAAAAAGCCAACGCTGCTGGTTATGATTCTGCTTTGGAATATGCGCGGCATGTGATGAGCGCTCCCAAAGGCAAATACAGCGGTGAGACACGCAAAGAATCTAATTTTGCGCGTAATTTGAACAAGTAATAGAGAGGAATAGGATGCCTGAGATCAATGAAAACACGGTGCCCTCGGCAGCGTCTACACCAACACCGTTCAAAGATGCTACAGAAAATCCCAATGAGTGCCCCGTAGGTATCTTGGCACCTTTTCCTTACAGTCCAGAACCGTTTGCCAATCTCACCCCCGCAGCTAAAGCGGCTTTAATGGGGCTAGATAACATTGCAACAAAGACAGATGTGGCTGCGCGTCGTTTAGAGATTGAGCAAGCATGGGAAGCAATTCATTTTGATAGGGGATATCAGCATCTACTTCGGGCAAGACAAGGTGGATGGCAGCTTCCGGGAAATGGCACAGGGTTTGGTCCTAATCAGCAGCAGAATAACTCTGCGATTTATGAGACCAATGTGTACGGTCCAAAAGGTGACATCATTGTAGCGGCTTTATCTAGGGAAATACCTAAGCAGGAATTTTTCCCAGTCAACCCAGAATATTCTCCCGATATTATCGCGGCTGAAGAAGCAGATCGATTCAAATTAATCTGGCAGCGTAATGTCAATATGCACGCCCTGCTGGTTGATTGTGCCAGAATTTTCTGGAATGAAGACCGTGCTCTTTTATGGACGCGATATGAATTGAACGGTCAGCAATACGGGTTCGAAGAAGAGGTCCCCGAAGCAGAAGAATTATTCGACGCTGATGGAGCACCCACGGGGCAAGAGGGGCAAGAAGATTTACTGGATGCCATCATTTCCCCTGAAGAAGGGGAAGTCCCAGAGAAAGATCAGGAAGAGCCTCCAGAGGATGGAACAGCCAACACTATAGAAAATTCCACGTCTAGTAGAAAGCCTCTTGGAAAAGAGATCACTACTTGCCACGGAAAAATTGACCATAAGTGTCCGATAGCTGTGGATAATCTTCAAGATATGCCGTGGGTTCAACTCAGGTTTGAGGTAGACGTAGCGGTAGCCAGAGCCACCTTCCCGTGGATAGCAGACAAGATCAAGGTTGGATCAGATGGGAACTCTGAGGCACAACTAGACCGTATCGCCAGAGAGAACGTTAGGCAAGCAGTAATTGGGGCCTTTGTTACAGGTGATTCATTAGCCCGTCACACAACTATTGGGTATACTTGGTTTAGACCATCGTTCTTCCTTGATGACAGCATTACTGATGCAGTAAAGGCTGAGCTTCTAGAAGAATTTCCTGATGGATGTTTGCTTGCAAAAGCTGGGCCAGAATTTGCCTTCGCTCGTAATGAAAACATGGACGACCACCTTGTCATAGGTCATCCTTGGCCGGGAAAAGGACAAAACCGAAGAGCCATGGGTCAGGCATTGATTGCGCTACAGAAGCGTATCAATGACTGGGTTGATCTGATGGATGACTTTTTTAAGAGGACAGTACCTAAGAAATGGTACAACTCTGATGCCTTTGACGTAGAGGCTTTAGCTAAGCAGCCGAATATGCCGGGAAGTTCCGGCCCATTCTTACCGCAACCGGGGCTTACTGCTAGAGACCAGTACATCATGGTAGAGGATACTCCTCAGCCACAGGCTGCATTGCCTGATTTCATCAAATGGTTTGTTTCTGGTTTGTCTGAAGAGATCTCTGGAGCTATGCCTTCCTTGTTCGGGGCAGCAACAAATACTGATACAGTGGGTGGTATAGAAATCCAAAGAGATCAGGCTCTTCAAAGAGTGGGATGTCCTTGGAATAACGTCCAAGACATGTTCGCAGACGCCGCTAGACAGGCAGTGAAGTGCGCGAAGGAATGCAGAGAAGGAAAACAAATTTCTCAGAACATCCCAAACGTAGGCAATGTCACTGTCAACACGTCTAACTTAGCGGCAGGGAATGTTCTTTGTTATGCAGAGAGCAATCCAGCCCTTCCCGAATCTTGGGAGCAAAGACAAAATAGATTGATGGAGATGGTGCAAGAGAGCACCAACAATCCGGGAATTGCTCAATGGTTGTTCTCTCCGTCTAACTTACCTATCCTCGCGGACGGGATAAGGATGAAGCAGTTTAAAGTTCCGGGAGCTACCTCGGTAACGAAGCAAAAAGCAGAATTTGAAGCCCTGCTTCGTGAGGCACCTGTAGATAATCCAAAATTGTTAGAGCTTAAAAACACGCTCCAACAGTCTCTGGAAGGAATTCAACAGGATGAGACTCAGGGGAAAGAAATACCTCCTGAAGCTCAGCAAGTTATTGAGGTGCTTACACAGCAGGTTCAGCAGCTTCAAAACTCCCAGCCTAAAATGAGCAGCGTACCAATTGCTCAGGATGAATCTGAGTTGCACGCCGTAGAAGCAGATACATGTTTCCAATGGATGAACTCAGCCGAAGGCCAGAAGTTTAAGCACGGAACACCAGCGCAAAAAGCATCTTTTGAAAATGTTTACTTGCACTGGAAGGAACACACGGCGATGGCTAAGAAAATCGCCGCAGAAAACGCACCTCCACAAAAACCGCCTTCCGAGAGTATTTCTACTACAGTAGATAAGCTCCCGGTTAACGCGGCAATTCAAGCCTTGGCTAAACTTGGTATCACCGCTACTCCAGAAGACTTTGCTCAGCATGCGAAGGACCAACTGCAGCAGAAGGTGGCCCAGAAGACCATACCGGATGCGTTGAAGAACAAGTAATGCCGATACGGGGCCTTAATATAAGGCCCCTATCGTTGACTCAGGACTCAGAAGACTCAAGAGGAGACTCATGGCAGATGCAATTTTAGACTTCGCGGGATTGGACTCAGCCGCAGCAACAACCGAAAGCTCCGTAGATGCAGAACAGAATTTGGATAATCTCGGAACGGAAGAGGTTGTAGAAACCACAGAGAATACAGAATCAGAAAATAAAGAGGGAACAAAAGAAGTGGACGCTGATGCTTCTGAAGGCGTCAGTAAAGAGGGGGAAGAGGGGCAAGACGTAAAGCCTGTTGAGGCTACTCCTGATTCTATCCGTAAAACCCTTCGCAGTTGGAGAGACGCTGACAAAAAGAATTCTGAAGTAGTAAAATCACTGCACAATTCTTTTGAGCGTTGGAATGCTGCTAAAGAAATCTTCCCGACCGTTAAAGAAATGAGGGAAGCTCAGGAATTCATTTCTTTGGTAGGAGGCCCTGAAGGATATGAAAGACTCAACGGTATGGTCAAAGCTGTTGAGGCCAGTGATCAGAAGCTGTATTCAGGAGACAGCACTCTTTGGGACGATGTTGTAGAGGATTTGAGAAGCGAGAACAAGCTTGATTCTCTTGGTAAGCTTGCTCCGGGATTTTTTGAAGCCGTTAAGAAGCACGATAAAGATGGGTGGTATGAAGCTTTTGCTCCTCAGTTTTTAAGTGGTATTGAAGAGGTCAATCTTCATGGCGCTATCAATGCTGTTATGACGGCTCTGAAGGTGGAAGACAACGCCACCCCCGAGCAATTGAAGGCAGCCATCGCATCTGTCTCCAAAATTGTTGGGGGAATGAACGAGTGGTACAAAGGTCTGAAACAGACATCAGAAGCGGCCAAGAGCAAGCAGCTTGACCCAGAACGTGTTAAGCTCTTGGAAGAGCGGAAAAAGTTCCTGCAGGAACAGGAGCAGTTTAAGACCAGCAAGTCAGAGGAATTTCAGAAGGGCGTAGCTACTGAGTGCAGCAAGGTTGACAACACTGCTCTCGGGGCCGAACTCAAAGGTTACTTGAAGTTGGATTTTTTCAAGGGATTTCCTAAAGAAACTTTAAAGGACCTAGCTTCAGGGATTAAAGACCGGCTGTTTACCACACTCAAGAGCGACAAAAATTATCAGGCCCAGATGAAAGCCTTGTGGGGAGCTAAGGAACCAGATCGTAACAAGATCATTGAGTACCATACCTCCAAGCTCAAGAGTATTGCGGCAGATGTTGTTCGTCTCACTGTTCAGCAGCGTTACCCCGGATATGCTAAAGGTGGTTCCGCTGCAGGAAGAGTAGCAGCCAAGAGTCAGAAAGTTGAGGCACAGAAAAAGGCCGATCAGAAATCGGTAGATACTGGAAAGCCTCAGTATGTTCCACAGAAACCTGCGTGGGACGCTATCGACTGGGATAAGGACCCGAAGCAGTTGCTTTATGTTACGGGCAAAGCTTATCTCAAAGGTAGTAACCGCTTCGTCACGTGGCGGAAGTAGGCTCAGAGAAAGAGTAATAAATGTCTCAAACTTTAGGCCAACAGGCGAACAGTCTATCAGGCAAACCGATGAACGTTGGAGATCAGGTAACAATTGTTGGGAGCATCACTGCTATTTCTGGTTATGGTCCCACAGCTACGATTTCTGTCAAAGCGTTTAACAGTGGAAACTCATTGTCGGTTCAGGCTAATGACTGTGGGGCTTCAACAGAAACAGTTTAACAAATGGAGAGCAATGTCTCTCCTCAGTATTCATCTTCTGAGATGGATACTAAGGAGATGTATTTATCTCGAAATAGCAACAAAGCTCTATGATTCTCTATCAAAGTGTCGGGCACTAGAACTCGTGGAGATAGTAGAGATCGTAAGAAAATGCATGAAGGTGTTTATTCAAGAGGAACGAGTGTGGATAGCCAACCACGCATCAAGGCTTTACTCGTACTTTGAGATGCGATGCTGGAACTGTGTTTGTCTTGCAGGATATGACTCAGCGTAGCGTAAACAGATCACTCAGAGATTTGTTAGGCGACTTTATTCTGTAAGAGGTAATATTTTTATGGCACTTTTAGAAGCCGCTGTGGAAGCAGTGGAATTGGAAGCTTTTGCAAAAGAGATTCCTGATCTGGTCTTCCATGGTACTACCGCCTACAGCCTTTTTAAGGCAGAGGCAACGAAGGTCCCCGTTTCTAACCAGACTACTGCTGGTGGAACAACTCGTGCATCATTCCGCGTCCCGTTCCGGGTGCAGGCTGGTGCGGCAATTTCTCAGGGAACTGGTAACGCCGACTCTATGGGTCGCGGTAGCGGTTCGCAGTGGGCATCTTTCGCGGTAAGCCCGATCTATCTGTTCAACGTCTAAAAATTTCATGGGCGTTTAAAAGTTGTCCATAACGGTGAAGACCTAGCATTCCATGGAGGTAAATATGGGTGTAGAAAATACCGTGGTAAGAAATCCGAGATTATCAGATTTGCAAGTTGGATACCTCGCAGGAATTATGGATGGAGAAGGAACAATTACCTTTGTCTACCATAAATCAAAAACTGATGTGAATGTAATTCATTCTCCTGTGGTTTTTGTATGCGCGGTGGCAAACTCCAACCCACTGATAATTGAAAGTGTAACATCTCTTCTCAGAACTTTGTGCATTAAGCATAAAGTGTTCACTCCTAAAAAAGAGTGGAACAAGAAAGCCAAGAAGCGTCCTTATGCAGTGCATGTGCAAGGTATGGATAGCGCAAAGGCTTACTTGAAAGTGGTTGGCGAGTTTCTTAGTGGTAAAAAGGAACAAGCCACTCTGGTCCTTGAGTATCTGGAACGCAGGAAAGAGGGACAACGAGTAAAAGAAATCACTGAAAGAGATTTACAAATCATCAAGACTGTTCGAGATATGAACAGGAACTATGGTGCGGATTTTACCGTAGAGACTAAACGACAACCTTCAGTAACGGCTGAAGAAGTTATAGTCCGAACTTCGTAGTGATGCGGAGAGGGTACAGAAATGCTACCCCGTGTGTAAAAGGTTGCTTATGGGGCAATGTATTTTACACAAAGTAACATTTTGGTGAAATCTCTTGGTTGGCGCAGGCATCGACGGATAGCAAGCAGAAGGGCTTGTTTGCCGTGAAAGCGCAAGAAATGAAGAACAGCCTTGATGCTGCAATGCAGGGTATTGAAGGTCTGATCAACGCCGATGGTTCTGGCATGATCGATCAGATTCCTTCGACAGCGACTATTGTCCTGTCGGGCGGGTCTCCTGCCGCGCAGACTGCAAGTATTGCTGGTATGAACGTTGCAGTGGCGTTCAGTGATCAGCAGGTTGTTCAGTTTTACAGCACTGGTGGTGTGAAGCGTACAGGTGGTGGTGTCTCTTCGTCTACGATTTCGTATGTCGACGGTCCCAGCAATACCCTGTATTTTAGCACCGCGCTTCCCTCTGACGTTGTGGTCACCGACTACATCGTTGTGTCTGGAGCAACGTATGGCAGCGGCGCATCGCTGCTTGGTATCAAGGCATGGGACGTGAACTCAAACGTTGGCACTATCGGCGGGTTGAATCGCGCTTCCTATCCGGGACGTTTGAGCACTCCGACCATTAACTTGGCTGGTGCGGCAATTACCCCCGGTCTGTCGCAGCGTGCAGAAGTTCTGCTTGGCCGCGCACTTGGTCCCGATGCTGAAAGCATCAAATCGGCTGTCTGGTACGGCCCGCCCGAGCAGGCGTTTGCGCAGTCGAACCTGCAGTACAACGTTCAGATTGCCAATGCTCAGGACATCAAGGGTGACAAGACCCTCGATATGTCCAAGAAGTACTTCAGCGACACCTTCGGTGGACGGCGCTACCACAAGTCGTGGACGTTCTCCCCGAACCGCATGGACCTGCTTGTTCTCGACAACTGGTACATGGGTGAGTTGTCTCCTCTGGAGTTGTATGACTTCGGTGGTGGCAATGTCGTGGCACCAGTGCCGGATGCGGCCAACGGTGCTTCTGGTTCGTATTTGACGAGCCACATGTTTGCCTAGACAGATGGTTATGGGCAAGTAAAATCTTCTCTGATTGACTTGAAAGCTTAAAAGCTAACAAGGGGCAAGCGAAAAGCAGCCTGAGAGACTAAGTGAGAGGACGCGCCTTAGCAAAGCGTGATGCGATAGTCCGACCTTACGGGTACAAACCGTAAGAGATTGGCAGAAATGACCAACCACACAAGAGTGTGTAGAAAATGCAAGCAAGAAAAACCTCTTACCGAGGAATTTTTTCAGAAAGAAAAATTTGGTTTCAATTCTCAGTGTCGAGTGTGTCGTTCCGAGTATTTTAAAAATTGGAGAGACAAAAAAGATCCAGAGTATCTTCGTCGTAAGGCGATGAAAGAACTCTATAACACTACGATAGAGTGGTATGAAACCAAGCTGAAAGAACAAAATAATCGCTGTGCTCTTTGTGGATCTACACAAGAATCTCATAGAAAACGTATGGGAGTAGATCACGATCACAGTTGTTGTCCAAAACGAGGGTGTGGGAAGTGCAACAGAGGAATACTTTGTCCTACATGCAACTATAGAATTGGGCAGATAGAATTTGTTCTAGAATCGGCAACAATTGTTCCCCAAAAGGGTACGTGGATGGAAAAAGCTCTTGCATATATAAACCACTACAAAGTGTCAACAAAATGATAACACCTGCTTTAACTTGGTGAACGCGGCACCTCGCGCTGGATTGTACATTCAGAACGCGGCAGTACCGACCGTCTAACGGTCTTTGGAATAATCAAGACTGATCACCTTGTTTATTCCCACCTTTTTGTGAGGAGACCTGATCAATCTCCTCACTTTGAGGTGTTATTTATTGGCGTGTAGCTCAGACTGGTCAGAGCAGGAGGCTGTTAACCTCTTTGTCGCAGGTTCGAATCCTGCCGCGTCAGCCAAAGTTTTAACTTTGGTCCTTTGCTTCCGAGGCATATAGGGCCAATATACGCTCAGGGACCTGATACATCTCGGTAGTGTAATTCAGGTCCCGATGAGCTACGAAAGACCCCTATGTCATCTCCATATGATTTTTATGAGCCTGTTACTGACTACTTGAAGTTAGCTCAGTTCGGTATGCCATCGGCATTGTCTCAGAATATGGATATTCTTGATGACGCGATTTCAGATTTGAACAACGCTGTACAAAGTATATATCTTACTGGTTTACCATCGATTGTTGATTTGGGGACCTTTTAGGTTGAGGAATTATGGCCCTGAATGTTGCAATACAAATCTATCGCGGATTGAGAAGTAACCTAGCGGCCCTTGCCTCCACAGGTAAAGCTGGAGTGCTTGCTTGGACTACTGACAGCAATGAATTGTTTGTTGATTCCGGTACAGGCACAGGAATAGGCTCAGCATGGATTCCTGTTGCAAATGATATCTCCTTGTTTACTGCATCAAGCCAATCAGCGATGATTGCCTTGGCTGCAAAAGTGGGAGATATATGTGACCGAACTGATTTAAAGCAGAACTTCATACTGACTGCATACCCTGCATCGACAGCAGGTAACTGGGTAGCAATTTCTCCAGACGCATCTGTCACGGGTATTCAGGGGTTGGTATCTGGTGTTGTTCATCAATGGGTGAGCTACATCGATAATTCTGGAGTACAGCATCTTACTCAACCAGCCTTCTCTGATATTTCTGGTCAGCTTTCTCAGACCCAATTGCCTACTACGATTGGTGCAGGGTCTTCTTTGACTGACGTAGACGCAGGGACGTTCTAAAAATGCCAAGAAACGTAGCCATAAGAACCTTGAGAGGAGTCAAGGCTAATATGCCTACTCTTATGCTGGGGGAAGGGTATTTCTGTACCGATACCTTTGAATTCTTTGTGGGCAATTCTTCAAATGGAAATTGCCCATTAAACAACCCAGTATATAACACCTCTGGAACTATACAGAAGAAATGCCATATTGTGATTGGGACCGCCACTTTAAGCGGTGGAGGTACAGCAACCATAACCTTATCTGGCTCCGCAGTATTCACAAATTCTACCAGTTACAGAGTAGTGGTCACTTGTACAAATGCAAAGCATGCCCCACAAGTGGTGCAGACCAGTGGTAGTCAGTTTACGATAAACGGCGCAGGCAGTGATGCCGTACAATTCATTGCCATAGGAAACTAAATCCTTACTCAGAAGGAGACTCAGAAGATGTCATTGCACGGTGGAGATCAATTAGCATCAGGAGCGCGTTCGGCTCAGTTTTCGGCGGGTAGTTCCTCAGTTAACGACCCCGTTGAACTAAAGAATGTGGCCCCAGAAAAAGAAGAGGAAAAGTTCACGGTAACAGATCGTCGTCCCTCATACCTGTCTCTCCCTTCAGTGGATAAAGCGGCCAGTGAAGAGACACAAGTTGTAGATCCCAATACGTATGGTCCAGCAACCCCAATCCTCGACAGGATTTTGGTACGCAGAGTCTTGGTTAACCCATACCTAAGGGAGCTTGAGGATGGAAGCGCCATCGATACCCGCACAGGTTTAGTCACAGCAGCGAAATACCGCCAGCATTCTAATACTGGAATTGTTTTGGGTGTCGGTGACTTTGTTTGTATGGGAGGAATTAAGCACGACCTAAAGAATCTAGTGAACGTAGGAGACAGGGTCACTTTCGGTGATTACAACTCTGAGGTATTCCCAATGGAAGAGTCACAGATAAAGGCTCTTTGTGCAGCCGTAGGTATCTTGTACACTGGAGATGAGGAAGCTACTAGAATCGTTCGCATTCAAGATGTACGTGTGATTGAACGAAGAATCAAGTCCTCTAAGGGTAGTGAAGAGGGGTTGGTAGACAGCACCTATACGGAGGCTCGATGAATTTTAAGAGCCGACTCAAAATCACAGATCAAAGCGGTCTGGTTCAACAGCCCCACGATCCGTATTGGGACGCCCCAATAACTCGAAGAGAAGTTCAATTGGCTGTGAATGATCTCTGTGTGAACGAGGCAGAACTCATGGCCCGAGGAGATACGGCCCACATAGTTCTTAATCTTCTCTGCGAAAAACTTAATATCACTAGAGGTGAAATAGATGTTTTCGTAGCAAGGAAAAAAGAAGAAATGAGAGAGGCTAAGGAGGCCGAAGAGAAATCTCAGAATGTGGAGGCTCAGGATGGCCGATCCAACCCTTAGTTACAAGCAATATGTGTGCCCTGAAGAATTCCAAGAAAGACTAAATGAAGTAGGTGGGTTTAATCGATATGATGAACCCAACTTCATATTGGTTTGGGGACAGGGAGGAGATGACAGGGGTTTGTATCGTGCTGGAGGATTTTGGCACTCACCCGATCTCCCTACTCACAAAGGGTACAGAGATCTGTTGTTGGGAGGAGGTACTCCATCGTGGTCGCTGCTTCAATGGCAAGATCCACGAGAGTACGGTACTCCAGAAATGTACTACATTCAGAATTTTGATGAGGAAACAGGACTTCAAACCCTAGGAGAGTATCCCTACTCTGGACGTTATCGACTTTTATACAACCTGAGATGGATGGGAAAAGTAGGTAATGAAATGAAGTTTGAAGCCATGCCTCTAAACTCTTATCTGATAGACTCAATTGTTCCCATAATCATGGCAGCAAAAGAAATCAGTTGGGAGAAGACCAGAGCAGTTCTGAAGGATATAAAAGAAAGAGAAGACTCTGCAGATATTGCAAAGATCGAAGATGTCATGAGAGCTAGTGCCATGCCCTTCAAGGGAAACCCTGTTTCATACACCAAGCAGGGATGCCGCACCGCCCTCGTAGATAAAAAGATCGAGCAGATGCAGCGCAATTGGAATTTCATTCAACGTAATGCTCAATCACTCGGAGGAAGTAAAGGTAGAGGATTGATGCAGCGTTCGCTGTAAGACTCAGCGACTCAGAAGACTCAAGGAGATTTATTCATGGCAGAAGCAACTGTTACAAACCCCGTTTCACGTCCAGATCTTAGCGCAGGAATGTCCCGCGCCAACAACATTGATTTTAACCTCTTTTCGGCCTCGAACTATATGATGAGTCAGCCTCCGCAATACTTCGTGTATATTTACACGATTTCTATGCAGAGTTTTGAGGTTTCTCGTCCCCCTCTTTTTCGGGATGTGAAAATTCCTGCCCGAGCAAAGGGAGAGCGCTATAAGTTGGTTACCAGAATTTCTCAGCCTTTTATGGTTCCCAAGGGAAATGTCGATTCGAATGATATTGACATCATCCCCGCCGATGCGCGTAGGGTTGCGATGGATATCATTAACCCAAATACCTACGGCATCGAGCAGGATTTTGTTCTTGATCCTAAGTTCGTATTCAGTCAGGGTAATGATCTGGGGGCACGAGGTTTGTTCTGGTCCTACAATGGTCCCGGAGCCTCTGAATATGGCCACAAAGAAGAGCCTACAGAGCAGGAAATCAAGGCAGCTTATGCCCGTCTGGAAAAGCACTATAACAAAATTTTGGATGAAGCCCGTGCAGTAGAAACGTCTGATCCTGCTAATCTCAGCAAATTTCTTGCTCCTGAGCATCACTTTGCTGCTGATTACTTCGGCCTAGAATTTCAGTGGCATGGCAAGAAAATTCGTCCTGCTGAATGCCCGATTTGTGGTGAGCGTATGCGCGAGGGCGCGGCCTTCCACAAGACAGAAGACGGGGCACTTTGTATCAACGACTGGAGGCGTGCTGTGGCCGCAGGCGTTCGTACCCGTGCACAAGCTTACGAAGCGACAGAAGACGCATTCTTCGCACCCAAAGCTCCTCAAGCTCCGCAGACTCCGGCTACGCCGACTGCGAAGGGTTCAACAACCATTCCTCTTGAGAGCTAATTGACCTTGAGGGAGATAAGGTTCGCCCAGTAATTCGTTCTGAGTCCGAATGAAACGCGAATACTGCTCCCCCATGTTATTTGTAGTAGAGTGCCCCGCGCCTAGTGGCGTGGGGCGCTATTTCCGTTTAGGGAGAAAACAATGAGCAGCCCAACAATAAACCTTCCCGGCCAAACTGGGGGAGGGACAGACCTTGAGACCATCATGAATTTGGTGCGCTCCATTGTCAATGATACACAAGCCGGGGCCACAGACACTCCGGGAGAAGGACAGATACTAACGGATAACAGCGCTATATCTCCCTTTACCCAGCCTTTTCTTAACAGTGCGATCAGAGAAGTTTATCGAGAGCTAAGAAATGCAGGGCAACCAACTCTTATAAAGGACAACGTTATCATCAGTGCCCTTTCTCCTGCACAAAGCCCCACTCAAGGAGTGGGAGCACAAGATCCAGCGGTACAGGTGTCATTGGGGTTCGGTGGATATTTTGACGGCACGCAGATTTACTCTACTCAAGTTCTACCGAATGATGTGATCACAGTAGAGCGAGTTTGGGAAAGACAAACAGGGACGAACGATGTGTTTATTCCCATGGAACAGGTGCAATTCGGCCTTCCGTCTAGATATCAGACCCCACGTCTTAGACAATGGGAGTGGAGAGGTGACCAGATATGGATGGTAGGGTCGACTCAGACCAATGATTTGAGACTTCGTTATTGGTGTGCTCTTCCACAATTTTTTAGTCCTACTTTGGACTTTTCTTCGACGTATGTTCCTATCATAGATTGCGTGGACGCGGTAGCTTACAAAACAGCTTATAAATACGCCACCATGCTTGGAATGCCGGGAGCAGAACTTCTTAAAGGCGAGGCCGCTGAGCAAATGTTCCAATTGAAGCAACAGCACGTTCGTAGGGCACAGTCGGTCAACTACTACAGGATTCCTTATGGAACTGGGACCTCTGGTATGGGAAGCGAATCTGGATATCTCATAGGGTGGCAATAGGAGGAATATGTCGGTCACTTATTTCAGGTCAGATGGATGGGTGAAATCAAGCACTGGGCCAGCAATTCCCGGTGCTCAAGTTTTTGTATGCACTCAACCAGCGGATACCGCAGATTATCCTCCTACCCCTTTGGCGTCTATTTACTCCGATCCGGCAGGTTTAATACCCCTCTCTCAGCCTATCTTAACAGATGGCTTCGGGCACTATGATTTCTATGCTCCTTCCGGCACGTACACTTTGGTAGTGGCGTTCGGAGGTAGTATACAACAGGTGTATCCAGACCAATCTGTCGGAGCAGTCATTGCTTCTGGGCTTTTGGTTCTCAACAACCCCATTGTCAACCCGAATTTCAACGACACTATTCCTTCTGCCCCTCCGGGGTATGTGAACGTCAGTTGGCAGTTCTCTGGTGGATACGTCTCTGCCTGCGTGCCTATATCGGCTAGCGGAGCAACCATTGAGATCAACGGCTCTGTGATTACTGGTGGAGTGCCAAATTTTAACAACACCACTCCAGCGGCCCCTGCCGGAAACACCAATGTGTTGTGGCAGCATGACAGTTCAGGAAACATCTCTGCTTATGTACAGACTTCCTCCATAAGCACCTCGGTTAACAACCAATCAGGAAGCTATGTAGCGGCCTTGAGCGATAACAATAATTTGATTGTGATAAGCTCGGCCTCTTCCAACACCCTAACGGTTCCTCCCAATTCTAGTGTGTCTTTTCCCGTAGGTTCTACCTTAACCATTATACAGGGAGGAGCAGGGCAGACGAGTTTTTTAGCTGGAGCAGGAGTTACAATCAACACTCCATCTTCTCTTCTAGCCAGAGCGCAGTATTCCACCATTTCAGTTATTCAAGTAGCTACTAATGTCTGGAATGCCGCAGGAGATTTGCAATAATGATGAGCGTGGGCCTTCGGGAATCTGGAATCATCCCCTACAGGAATAAAGTCCTTGCAGAATGGATTCCCGGAAATGAGGCTCAGCCGTGGTGGAACACTGTGCATGATTCCATGCAGCAGTTTCCTTTCGGAGGAGCTACAGGGGATTATGGATGGACTCCCGGAAATTTAGCTCCAGAATTTGTCACCGGAGGAAACGGTACAGACTACACTTTTCATCTGGGTTTTGCTCTGGTGGGATTCAGTACTAATTTCGAGGGCACTACTGGGTTTAATCTTGGGATATCCTATGAGATAGACATGGATATCACGGCTCTCAATCCCGCATACAATAGCTACAACATGCAGATTGGGTTGTCCAACGATGGTAATTGGGCGGGAAATACTACGTACATAGGTTTTAAAGCATCCCTACCCCCTTCCTACACAAATCAAAACACTCTCCTATGTCTATGCGCCAATTTTGATGGGTTCACTACCACATCTTTTTCTTTTGACAGTGGTGTTCCAGTATTAGGTGTTGGTGGAACATCTGGACCCATGGACTTGAAGATCATAGTGGCTCCCGATGGTAGCAGCGCTGGTTGGTATTTGAACGGCACCCAAATCGCTCGGTGCACTAATGCAGCCGCTATACCTCATTCTAATCTTATACCCATGACCATGCAGCTTGCAGGAAACATTGCTTGGTACTCTGGTGGAGACTATGTGTTATTCACCACTGGAGGGGGAACAGTAAAGCCGAATTCCTCTATCTTCCCATGAAAATACTCATAGCAATAGCGAGTTGTCATAGTCTCAGGCACCTCCAAGACTCTCAAAGGCAAACGTGGATCAAAGATATCCCTAAGGAAGTAGACTTGAGATATTTTTTGGGAAATCCAAACACTGAGGATGCAGATAGTGACGAGGTATTTTTAGATGTTGGGGACGGCTACGACTATTGCACCGCTAAGACTATTGAGCAGAGCAAATGGGTTTTGAAAAACGGGTATGACTTCGTTTACAAAACCGATCTTGATACTCTGGTAGTCCCTAAGAATCTCTTGGCCAACGACTTCTATCTTTACGATTATGTCGGAGGGAAGAACGGCCCAGTATCTTTGGGAGGCAACGGCTCTGAGAGCACAGGAATTTTTGCAAGTGGAGGAGCAGGATACTGGCTTAGCAGAAAGTCGGTGGAGATTGTGGCTTCTTTGGAGCATCCAGATCCTCCTCGTCCAGAGGAAGATGTAATTGTTGCTCAGGCCTTAAAAAGAAAGGGAATAGAACTACACCCTGATCCACGGTACAAATGGGAGCCTAGGGCGGTATTTGACGGTAACACTATTTCCTACCATTTGACGAGCACTCTAGGGTATAATACTACAGTGCAAACAGCCGCAGGAGTGCAGAGAGAACCTTACACTGCAGACATTATGCGGAGAGCGTACTTAGAAGGTCCTGCGGGATTGTCTCTGTACAATCGAGTCCCTGTACTATCCCTTGTTGGTACCGGGAGACCTCTGCGGAGATTTAGATGAGAACCCTGAGAAGATTCAGACCAGACGCCGTTCAAGTGTGCAGTCCTTCTCCTTTTAAGTACCCGAATCAAGATCCGAATAAGGTCATCCAAACGCTTTGGACACACGGCAAGTTGTCCATCATGGAAAAGCTGTGTATGAGGTCGTATATAGATAATGGGCACGAAGTTCATCTCTATGTGTACGATGAAGTAGAGGGTATACCTGAAGGGGTAGTTGTTAAAAACGGAAATGAAGTTCTTCCTAGGGAAGAGTATGACTACCGCAGGTTTATAAACAATGGAACCTTCGCAGATTATTTTAGGATCAAGCTGCTATTGGAAAAAGGTGGTTGGTGGGTAGATACCGATTTGATTTGTCTTAAAAACTTCTCAATATCGGCCCCATATTCTCTCGGCAGGATGGGTCCTTGGTCTGCAAATGAAGGCTCGGTGGTATGCAACAATAGCATGAAGTTTCCTGCTGGAAGCAATCTGATGCTAGAGGCATGGAACCGCTGTAAGGGCTATGATCCATCCAAGGTTAACTGGTCGGTAGAAGTAGGGCCGATGCTCATTGATTCTCTCGTCAACAAATACTCTATGGGAGAGTTTATATTGGGCACAGAAGCGTTCAATCCAGTGGACTGGAGAAGAGTGCGAGACTTTTCCAACCCAGACGTGGAGTGGCATTGGTCAGAATCTACATTTGCTGTTCACTTATGGAATGATATGTGGTCAGGAAGAACCAACTGGAAGGATGAGCATACGTGGAAGATAACAGGATGCCCGCCTATACTTCAAGACAAAGAAATTGTCATAGAAGGTTCTCTTTATGGGGACCTGATCAAAAAATATCTCAAAGGGGGTATGTGAGGAACAGTGATTTGCTGATAGCTATTTCCTCTTGCGAGTATTTTGAGGCAAACAAGATCAACGATGCCCAAAGAGATACATGGTTGCCCGAGGCCAACAAGTTAAGGGTGGACTACAAATTCTTCCATGGTCAAGGAGCCACTACAAAGGGGGATGTGATAGTCCTTGATGTTCCTGACGACTATTCTCATATGTCCCATAAGACTAAAGAGAGCTTACGTTGGGCCTTTGATATGGGATACAACTTCGTTTTCCGATGTTTTCCCGATACCTACGTGTGCGTAGAGCGTTTGATGACTTGTCAATGGGATAAAGCTGATTACTGGGGAGATTTTAGGCCGGGGTTCTTTTGTTGTGGAGGTCACGGATACTGCCTAAGCAGGAAAGCCATGGAGTACTTGATAAACGCCCCCATAAAAAGTGATAGAGGCCCAGAGCATCCCAATTGGAATGCGGCTAACGCCGGGGCCGAAGACATCTGGGTCGGCTTGATTCTGTCCGAGCATCCAGACATAGTGAGGGCAGACGCCAGAGAGGTATTAGAGTTCGCTGGTCAAATAATGCCGGGACCAGAAAAAAGAAACACCAAGGTGACTAGCCATCTGTCGGACGTGGTTAACGTGAGGCCGAGACCCCATAACTACGACCCAATAAAGATGCACGAAGTACATGCACGATGGTTGAACAGCTAGGAGTGACTCAGATGGAAAGACGCATCATGATCTTCGGATGTGGAGGAATGCTGGGAGACGCAGTATACAAGCATTTTTCTAAAGAAAATATTGTAGACGCCACAGACATTGACCTCTCATCCCCTTGGGTCAGATATCAAGACATCACAGATTACGCAGGGGTAGTCTCTCGTATCAATCAGTTTCATCCTACAGAGATCATAAATCTCGCGGCTAAAACAGATATGGAAATGTGTGAATTGAATCCAGACGAAGCAGAAGACGTTAACTCTTTTGCAGCCTCTTTTTTAGCCGATATGTGTTCAGAGTATGATCTTCCGTACGTCTATATCTCTACTGCAGGTATATTCGGTGGAGAAAAGGAGTACTTTTCAGACGAGGATGAACCGAATCCGTTATCTGTGTATGCTAGGACCAAGTACATGGGTGAGCTATCGGCTCGATCTATTCCACAACACTACGTTATCAGGGCAGGTTGGATGATGGGTGGAGGTCCAGAGAAGGACAAGAAGTTCATCAACAAAATTTTCAAGCTCATCAAGGCTGGCTCAACTGAGTTGAACGTCGTAGATGACAAGGCTGGGACCCCGACGTACACTGTGGACTTTGCTAAGGGGATAGATGCCCTCTTAAAGTCCAAAAAATTCGGAGTTTATAATCAGGTTTGCTCAGGGTCTTGTACTCGATATGATGTCGCATGTGAATTCGTACGGCTTTTGGGGGCGAACGTGACAGTGAATCGAGTAGATTCATCGTTTTGGTCTAAAGAGTACTTTGCTCCGCGCCCGTTGAGTGAAAAGCTCCTCCCAAACAGGCTCATAAAAGAGGGTCTGTATGTCATGCGAGACTGGAAAACCTGTTTAGCAGAGTATGCAGAGGAATTTAAATGCAAGAATCCAACCGAGTGATACAAAGTGCGTGGATAGGAAGCCATATAGGAATGATGGAAAGGCTGTGTATAAATTCCTTCCTCAAAAATGGCCATGAATTCCATCTTTACACGTACGGGGATGTAGGTCCTCTCCCTTTTGGGACAGAGCAGAGATCCATCACCGATGTTCTTCCGTTGGATTTGATCAACCCGGAAGTTTTTAAAGACAAGTATGCCGTGTTGTCAGACATTTTCCGCTACCACCTGATAAAAACCTTGGGTGGATGGTGGGTGGACTTGGATACATACTGTTTGCGTCCTTTTGATTTTGATTCTGACTATGTTTTTGATGCCGACAGAATGAAAGTCAAGTCTTTGTCTGGTCCTCTATACGAAAGTGGAGAGGTACCAATAAGAACTCAGTCGGGTGACTTCATCTACATCATCAACGGTACGTACAAAGCCCCAAAGAACTCTCCGTTGATGGAGGAGATGGCATCAAGAAGTTTGAGATGCTTTGACTGGAAAGATACTGGTCCGTCTTCGTTTACTGGTACCATAGTGAGTAAATTTCCCGACCTTTTGAAGTATGTTTTGCCTCTTCCTCTTCTCAACCCTTTGTCGTGGTGGAACCTGAGTAGGTTGTGGGATGATAACCAGCCCCAAACTCTTCCCGAGGGAGCATATGCTATCCATCTGTACCGTTCAAATTGGATAGCGGCGAATGCTGACATGGAGACAGACAGGGGGATGTATGGTCTCCTAAGAAAAGGCAAAGAGAGTGACATTTCTTATGTGTCAGCTAATTCTTGGTTTGATGAGGAATGGAAAAAACTAAGGCCGCAGGCCCCGCAGCGCAGGCTGAGGATAATTAGAGCATGAAGGCCCTAGTTGCCGTGATTTCTTGTCACAAAAGATTGCCGTGGAATGTGGCTATAAGATCGACGTGGTTACCAGAGATAAAGAGTAATGTCGACGTGGTGTTTTTCTATGGCAGAGGAGAGCACCAGCCTTTGTTGGAAGACGAAGTAATTTTAGACTGCGGGGATTCATACGATTGTCTTCCCGAAAAAGTAAGGGCAGTCATACGCTGGGCAATTGATCACGACTATGATTTTTTACTGAAGTGCGATGACGATGTCGTTCTTCGACCAGACTATTTCCTCAAGTCTGGGTATGGTAATAGGGACTTCGTTGGTCCGTCCAACGGGTACGCTATTGTCCAAGGAAATCTCAGGGATAAAGTATCTGTACCTTGGGGTTTTTGTTATTGGCTTTCGAGGAGAGCTATGGAGGCAGTGAAGAATGCGCCTCTTCCGCAAGACAACAATGATGAGATGTGGGTGTCACTGACTTTGGCACCTCTCGGCATGAGGTTGTGTGTGGACAACAGGTACTATATACATCGTGGATTTCCTCCACCCAAAGAAAAAGGGCGAAGGCCTTTAAGAAGGGCAGAGATACCTGACAAAAAGGCCGAGGATGGAGTTGCATTCTGCATTCACGTGCTGAGTGATGGCTTCAATAGAGCGCCCATGGAAATTTCAGTGGAAGAATTCTACAAAGTATTTGCTCGTTACGTGGGCAAAGCAACCAAACCAATAGTATCCGCCTAAAGCGCGGGGAAAGGTTACAAATATGTCCGTTTCAGCATTGACTCTTTCGCCTCTGTGCGAGAATGACATCACAGGCAAGACAATCAGCGTTTATATGCAGATGACTTTTGGGACAGGCTCGTATGCTACGGGTGGTCTCTCGGTCGGTATCACTGCTTACGCCGATGCCCAGACTATTGATGTCACGAACTTTTTGCAGGCTCTGATTCAGGGTGAAGCTACAGAAACCACTACGTACGACTTTAAGTACAACCCCACCACAGATAAGGTTATGATCTTCTCTGCCGGGACTGAGTTGGCTAATGGTTCCAATATTCCTGCTGCCATCACTGGCGACACGATTATCGGCAAGTTCACATTCAACAGGCTGTAAGAATTATCCCGGAGGAATCGCTACCTTAGGGACGGTCCTTGCTGAGCGGAACGTGCAGATATCCGCCGACCAAAAGCTGCACACACTTTTTAGGGAGATGACGCAATGCATAATCTTACTTCGTTGGGCACAGCATCTTTGGATACGATGGGTGGCCTCATAACGTTTGCAAATGCTAAAGATTTGCCCGAGGGCGCATCTCCGCGTAACTGGGATGTAGACTACATCATTGGATCGGTCATCACTCGTCCCGGTCTTTCCTCAGTATACTCGTTTACTCAGGTGTACGACATTACCGCTATATCGTTTAGCTACGGGGTAGGAACGTTCACCTATTCTCCTTTGCACGGTGCTCCCACCCCTACGGTGAATGAGACATTTGTTTTGTCGGGATTTATAGGGACTACATATTTCCTGAACAACGTTATTGTGGTTGTTGAATCAGTGGACCCAGTAACTCAAACTTTTCAAGCGCTTGTATCGGATGCTCCTACTGGAACATTCACGGGGCTATCTGGTACCGCTACCTCTACCGTTGGAAATTTTGTAGGACCCAACGTAGGTGATCAAGCAGTCGGTATTAACTGGAACAATCCTACAGGAGTTCTGGGAAATATTTCTTACGCCAGTTCTATTCCGGCAGGAGGTTCCTCTTTAGTCGGTGTACCTACCACAGAAAGCAATGGATCTGGATCACAGCCGTGGTCCTCGACATCTTTTATCACGTCCACAGGGAATTCCTTTGCTCAGGTAGTGGTTAGCCATGGCACTACATCAAATCAACTTTTTTGCACTGCATGTAACTTAGCAGTGCCAGTCAGCGCCACTATCACAGGGATATCTATTTCTGGGCAGGGGTTTGCATCACAGCCTAGCGCTGGATTGATCGCTCAGTTGGTCTCTGCTGGAGTTCCCGTTGGAGTTCCACAGACTGTTACATTAGCAACCTCTGTTAAGCAGCCAGTGTCGTTTGGTTCTAGTTCCTATTTGTGGGGAGGAGGAGCGTTACTTACTCCAACGTTGGTGAACGCAAGTGGGTTTGGAGTTTTGCTGAGCGTCATAAATTCTAACCCTTCAGTATCTTCCACTGGAAATCTAAATTCTCTTGCGATTACAGTGTATTTTACTACGCCAGCATCGTCATCTCCTCTTCAAGTGACTGGGTTTGCATTCGCTATCCCTTCGACTACAGGTGTCTCTGGACTGGCAACAACTTTCCAAGCCTATACAGATAGCTCGGCTACCGCAATTGTTCAGTTGCTTAAGGATGGCATTCCCGTTGGAGATCCAAAAGAGGTTGTTCTGACTACTTCCCCGACGATATATACTAGAGGAGGAAGCACGGATTTATGGAGCAGCCTTTGGACCTACGCTGATGTGAACAACA